TTGAAGAAATTTTTTCAGGAAAAATGTTAAAAAAGCGTTGACATACCACCTATTTGGTGGTATTATATAGAAAATGAAACATACTTACATGGAGGGAAAAAATGAAAGAGAATTTAAAAGTTGTAGGTTTTTTCTGCGAATATAGAGATGCTAACGGAACAGGTAGTGAAGAGTGGTTCGATAGTTACGAAGAAGCCCTTGCGTATGCTAATAGAAAATGGAATGGCCTTGTTAATAGTGATTTAAATAGTTATCTTAATGACGGGGGCTCACTTTTTTACGCAGAAACAAGATATGTGCCGGAGTGGTTGGATGTTACGAATGCCGAAGCTCTCGAAGATTGGATTCTCGAAGAATTCCCGGAAGACGGCTGCTATAACGGAACGCAGCATCCGGAAGTTGCACCTTATGAATTTTGTGATTTTTTAGATAAATAAAAGTAAGGAGTGGTGTCATGTTGATTTTAAAGCATAAGTCGCTAACTATAAGTGCCGAGGAAATCCTCGAAGCTATTTGCGCCAGAAAAGCTCCTGCCGGAACAGCTATAAGCTTAACAGAGAATGCCGTTGTTGTCGAACCTCTCGATTGTATGAATTTGTTTGGAGATGTAAACAGTGACTATGTATCCATTACTTACAATGATCTAAATATCGACAAGCCTTGGTCTGAACTTTTCGCACAATACCGAGCCGCAACTGGTTTGTCCCAAGTTGCAATCGGTAAGAAGCTCGGTATACCTCGTAGGACAATAGAAAATTGGGAGAGCGGAGAATCTGTCCCTCCGGAGTATGTTCAAAAATCTGTTCTCAAAGCTATTTTAGCTCTTAATTAAAAAAGCGGGGCATTTTCGCCCCGCTTTTTCTATGCAATCAATCTCAAAAATGTATTTCTTCCCGCTATTCTATCTACTGTTAATCTGTTACCTCGTTGGAATTGTTCGAGCGCATACTCACAGTTTTCTCCCAAAGTACCCGGAAGTTCTATGCCGTGTGGGTTATATCCGTTCATCAAAAGCAGTACTTCAAGAGCAGTAACCATGTACTGGGTCTCGCCAAGTCTTACTGTATGGTATCCAAGTGCTCCCTTTGTAGCTGTTCCTGCAATTCCGTCTATCTCAAGTCCTGCGCTATAGTCCTTATTCATTGCCCACTGAAGAATTTTAGCGGCATTGATTTTTGTTTTCGGGCCCCATTTACCGTCTTCAGGTATGCTTGTTCCCAAGATTATATTAGAAATTGCCTGTCCTGCCTTTATAGCCTCTGTCACGGTTAGGCTTCTGTTTGCGTTATAAACATTCGCTATTGTTCTTTCAGGCGGTGTAGGAGTCGGTTCTGGCTTTGGCGATTCTGTAGGTATATCTGTCGTTTCTCCGGAATATATCTTTTCTGCCATAGCTTTTAATTTTGAAATATCCCATCTTCCCGGGCATGATGTCGCCACTATATCTTTATGGCGCAAAATCGGCAGCTTGCCATATACTTTCCAAAGATATGCTATCAATTCGGCTGCGGTCTGATAATCTCCCTCAGTAGCTTCGGGGCGACATTCAATTCCGATAGATTTCAGATTGTGCGCTTTGCTGCCGCTGTGCCATGCCGGATTTTTACAATCAACTATGCATGCCACCTTTCCTGCTTCTAATACATAATGCGCCGAAGTCTTAGCTTTCGGATTGCAGAGCCAATTTACTACATTCTCAAATTTTTGTCCGTCATCGCCCCAGTGATGCAACACTATTTCTTTCGGTTTATTGTTTCCCACTGTTCTTTTTGAAAGTGGGGCTGTTGATGGATAGCCGTAGTTTGGGCTATCATATTTTGTTATATATTCGTACATACTACTCTCCTTTTTGCATATAGAAAGACCGGTCAGCTGACCGGTCTTTATTTTTTGTTTCATTATAATATTTAGAAGCGGACTTTTGCCTGTCTCTTATTTTTTTAACTCATTATAGACACTATCAATGCCCCATCTTATTATATCCGTTTTGCTTTTTCCGGTTCTTTCCATGCAAAATTTTATTTTCTGCATGCAGTCTTCAGAAAGTCTGAAACTTTCCCTATAACTTTTGGGGTTGTCGGTTGGTCTTCCCATTTTCTTCTTTTCTATTTTTCTCACCTCTTGACTCTTGCCGTATGACCAACTATATGTTAATATATAATTGGCGTTAGGCGGTGGCAAGTACCGCCTAACTTTTAGGGATTTTAGAAGCTTTGGCTATTTTGTCAAGGCTTCTATTTTTTTAACCGCCTCATCTTTGCTTTCGCTTGTTTTGATAATTTCAACTATCATCTTTAGGACTGTGTTAAACTGTTCATTTGTCATTCCCTCGTTCATTCTTTTCCCCTTTCCGGCTACTTGCCTGCCTTACTTGTTAAGTTCTTCCTTAACTGTAATTTTATTATATATTATGTCATGACAAAAGTCAAGAGGTTTTTTAAATTATTTTTATATTTTTTACTCCTTTAAGCCGTTTATCTTTTCTTCGTTTTTTGAAACCACTTTCCACAGCTCATCTATTTCTTTCCCGTGTGCGGTCACTCGCTCCGCAAGATTATTGTGGTTGTCTTTAGTCTGTTTCTGAAAACTATCCATCGTAGCATTGAGCTTGGTAATTGTTGTGTTGAGCTTAATTATTGGGGTCATAACGGCGATAAGAGTAACTACGAACCCGAGAATCATTATTACCATCTGGTCACTCATTTCGTTGTCTCCTCTCCCTTTCTTTTGTTATACCCTACGGTACTTATGCCAAGCAACGCTCCTAAAAATGCGTCAATTGCTGTTATGGTTCCTACGATTTCTTCGCCATATGGGAAATCCCATATGCCTGCAAGGGCAAAGTACAGGGTACCTATTGCAGGGAGCACCACCATTGCAATCCACTTTAACAAGTCATAAATTCTGTCATTCATTTTCATTTTTCTTTTTCCTTTCTTTCATTTTGATAATATAAAAACAGCCCCTTATGAGCTGTCTTAAACTTTTTTATTGATTTTTAGATTTTAATATTATCTTGCTTCTACAATATCAAACCGTCAACCTTATCTATTTTTTTCTCTTTCATTATCTCATCAATCCTACTTCGTGCATATTTCCTCATTTGAAGAATTTCCGTATAGTCTTGAGGTTCCTCGTTCAAGAAAACTGCTTCGGCTATTTTATTTGCTACGTAATCGGTATTTGTTAAAAAATTTCTAAGCGTATCTTCTTCCGCCTGTTCTTTGCTTGCCCCATGTTCAATACGGCTTTCGATAGTCTCAACCTCATACTTTTTTAAAATTTCTTTTGAAATCATTATTTCCACTTCCCTCTTACATAGTTATAAAAAGTTCCTGCACCACCGTTCTGGTTAGAAAAGTATACGCCTTGAAATTTATCTATATCTACAGCTCTCGCAGAAGCCCATGAAACTCCTGTTCCCCAATAGCAATCAGCATGCGCATCTGTTATTGACTTAAATAGACCGCTTGGTAATGTAAGTGCGTAAATCCTGTAATAAAAACCTCCTTCTGTTCCTTCTGACGCTAAGTTGGTAGAAGTCCATCTGCGCCAAGCTTCCACTCTGCCGCTTGCCCACTTGATATACTCCCAACCGCCAGAAATATGATGACCGATGATATAATCAATAACTATGCTTGTATCAAGTAGTGTTTTCACTGCGGCATTATTATCTACGCCTACAATTATTCTTGAACCATTCCATGACAAGGCCATTTTGTGCCCGCCGTCTTCTCCGGTTACACCACCGCTTTGTACTTTTCCGTCAATCTCACTAAGTACATTCCTGCCATTAAAATACACAGAACCCTTTACTTCAAGACCCTCTCTTGTCGCTTCGCCGAAAAAGCAAACCCCCTTGCCTCCGGCAAGCCTCGACATCAAGATAACTCCAGTAGTTGCTTCATCTGAAACAGTTCCCATTTTATCGGTTAATTCAGCTACTATCTCGTGAGTTATTTCTGGGTCTACCGTTATATCCTTAGTTTTTTCAAAAGTCCACTCTGTACTGCCAAGAGCAATTTCCGCAGTGCTATAATTTACATCGCTTATTTTCTTATGTTTAATAACAAGTTTCTTTGTATTTTTAGAATCAACCGAAAAAACTTTTCCGCTTATTGTTGCAGTAGCTTTATTTCCGTTTACTGCAAGGCTTAAATCTATCTGAGGCTTTGCATAGTCAATTACTGTAATATTTTTTGTAAGCGTTGATGTTCTCCCCCGGCTGTCGGTAATACTTGCCTTTATAGCCAATGAACCCGAATTATTCAACTCTTTTGTCGTAAACTTATTACCCGAATATTTTATCTTATCAATCTCTGTTGTATAACTACTTACAACTGCCCCTTGGGCATTCTGTGTATCAACTGTTATTTGGACTAAAAGCTTCGATAATGTTTTTACAAATTTATTACTTAATGCAAATTTATTTGTAACATCTGTCGCAGCTTCACTCAGAATAATTCCACTAATCGCAGGCTTCACTGATGCAGGTACGATCAATTCTAAATTTGCCGTTTTGCTTCCTATTAAAGTACCCCCGCTATATGTTTCACATTTAATTATAGCAGTTCCCCTTGTGTTTGACGGTATTTGTTTCGCAAGAGTCACCGGAGGAGTCCAAGCCGAACCTATCTCCCCTTTTACACCTCCAAATTGATATGACAGCTTATGTGTAAAATTTGAAGAGGCGCCATTTGTCGTTATCGTAACCTGTTCACCCATCTCTATGCTTGCAGCTGAAAGGACAGGCGTAGTTGCACGAGGTATAGTCGTAAGCGTCATATTACTGCTTACCGATAAACTAACCGGTAGATACGATAAATTATTTGTCCATATTTTTGCGCTCAAAGAAATAGTTTTCCCACCATGACTATCATGAGACACTACCGTTCTTCCGCTGCAAACAACTTTTGAACTGTTTTGCGACATGGATGTCTGTGCTCCGTTATTATCGTGATAAGCAACCCTGCTTCCGTTTATGTATACCTCATGACCAATTGTATATCCCGTAAAATTATTTCTTCCAACATAAAGCACCAATCTATACTCCAATGTGGTCTGATTATTTTCAATGGATTGAGAAACTTCTGAAACCGTTAAAACCGCATGGTATTGATTGTTTGTATTTGTTTCAAAATCGTATGAATACATTTTAACCTCCTATCCATACATCATTTAAGTTATTGTTTTTTCCGGGTCTTATCGCCCACTTTTCGCCGATTCTTATCTGCTTCGATACATTTACTGCCGGAGCATTCACTCCTTTCGTATTCAACTCCAAAATTTTATCGCCCGATTTATTTACAAATTCATACGAATCATTATCTTGTACTGACTTAATTTCACTGTCAGACTTTCCTATAGTCAAACTATCACCAAATGTAAAAAAGGTATTGATCCCGTCTGTTGCTTTTTTAATTATCTCTATCTCTTCTGCAGTTTGTGTCATGCTCGTCTTTTGACTCTTAACATCACCTTTTAAGCTCTCTACATCCGAAACTGTTGCATTTATTCTACCTCTCTCAACATCTATAGTAGTTTTTAAGTCTTTTACTGCACTGTCAAATGCAGAAGCATTTTCTTGCGCTTTATCGCTTGCTTCTTTTGAAAGCTCATTTGCCGAGTTTATTGCAGAGGCTAATACTCCCGGAGTGTCTGTCACAGTTTCATCAGTCCAAGTTATCTGCTCTCTTATCCAAAGATACTTATCTATCTCCCATGCCGGCATTGTATCTTCCCATTGGCCCCCTGCAAGCTCTTTATCGGATGTAGATAAGTAATATTGTTCTTTCTTGGATTTAATCCCTACTCCCTGCTCTCCTTTTTCTCCCGGTTTGCCCGGTGTTCCCACAGCTCCCTTTGCTCCTGTTATACATGCAACACCTATAACTGTCTCTTCACCGTCACCTTTTGTCATGCTTGACTTTTGCCATATATATTTGCCGTTTTCCCATGTCGGGAAATCCTTTGACCACCCTGTTGTTGGCGCAACAGTAGCAGAATCATTTTTGGCATATTCAAACTTAATATTTACCAATGTCTTTGAGGTGGTTTCGCCTATCTCTATCTTTAACGAATCAACATCACTTGATAATGTGTTATATTTAGTTTCCATGCTGCTCGTGGCTTGATTTATATCCTGCTGCCATATTTTAGCTTCAATTTGCCCCTGTATGGCTTTTATCGCAGTGCCTTGAGATTGTATAACAAGGGTTATATCATCTACATCAGTAACCATCTTGTTAAATGTTACATCGAGTGTTTGCCCTGTATCATCAAAGACTATTTTAGTAGCTTTTATAGTCTTTTGGCTTCCGTTAATTTCTGTAAACAATGAATCTATATCTAATTTGCCGGCAGATATATTTGCATTGTCCGAAACCATATCGTCAACTATTATTGGGCTTTTTATCGCATCTTTATGAACACCTGTCGCATCAAACATTATGTTCCCTGCTGCATCCAAAATATAAATGTTATAGTCCTCGTTCGCATCCTTACCTATCTGCACCCTTGTCTTTGTTGAGTCTTTTATAATTATCGTGTCTCCCGTTATTCTTAAACGGCCTGACTCTGACTGTATATTTACTCTATTGGTGTTAAGTTGTCCGCTCGTTATTTTGTCAGCCACAAGAGAAATAATCTTTGCACTTCCGATTGTCGCATCGGATATGAGGGCAACCACCGCATTGGCAAATTCCGTATGCAGCGTAGTACCTGTAGCACTTCCGAAAAGAAGTGTTGAAATATGTCCCACATCCGCATTGATAACTGAAAGTTCTTTTTTAACATCCTCTATTCTTTCGCTGTAATCGGTAGCAATAACAAAGTCTTCCTCCTTAAACATTCCTCCGCTCTTCGGTGTTTGGCATATGTAAATTTCCTTTTCCTTAAACCACAAATCCCCCTTATCATAAGGGGGAGTGGGTTCTGTGACAAAAATCTGTCTCTTCTTATCCGCAGTATCTTTTGCCGCACTTGCAAGGGCCAAAGCTTCAGATAAATCTCTATCCTCTATATATATCCATTGGTACGCATCACCCTCTTTGCTAAAGCGATAGCTCTTGCCTGTATCCTTATCGTAATATAGATCTCCGACATGGTTGTTGTATTTTTCTTTTGGCCATAAAGTGGTTGGCTCTTTTGTGAGCGATGGCTCGCCATTATAGAACCATGTCTCGATTTTGCCGTCCAACTCCTTTTGTAGGTCGGCAAATCCCTCTGTTGTCTCCTTGATAAATTCTTCAAGCTCGGCATTTGTTTTCTTTGCACCCTCTTGAGCCTTGCTCACTTCTTTCCTCATTCCGAGTAGGTCATACTTTCTCTCAAGGTCCTGCGCCGACCTTACTCCATTCCTATCCTGTTTTATATTCACTGCCATTCCCCCTTTCTACCAACTTATATTTCCTTGTAGGTCAACCGTGAATCCCAATTCCGTTAAGATAGTTCTCATTTCTTCGTAATTTATATCGTCTCTGCTGTTTAAGTAATCTATAATCTCATAATTATAAGTATCATCTGCCGTATATTGTTTTTTGAAAAGAATTAACTTCTCGCCATAGTCCATTGTGCTTGAACTGTTTAAGAAATTTATTATTTTTTCTTTTCTGCTGCCGCTTATGCTCTTTCCATAATCATCTTTATCTGCCTTAATCGTACCAAGCATGAATTTCATCTTTTCATATTTTGTATATCCCCCTGATGCTCTTGCTATAAGATATTCTTCCGGATGGTCTGTGGCAAATTTAAATTCCTCGTAACTTTCAAAATCATCATAGTTCTCAAGGTCAAATGGATTCTCTCGTTTTATCCTGTTGTTTACCATGATGTTTTTCTTTATTACAGATAGGTCTAAGCTGTTTATGTACTCAATTTTTTCAGCAGCGCTGTCTTTACTCCTTAATTCTTCTCTGTATTTCCAGTAGTCAGATATAGGTATATTCAAATCTCTGTATTCTTCTATGTCGTTGCCGTCCATGACCCCTACTTCTTTATCAAAATATTCTCTTGCATTCTTGTTTGCCCATTGTCCGAATATGGCAGCTTGTACCACATTTGCAGGATTTTCCTTAACCGGGAATCGCAAATCCCCCTTGTCTGTATATGAACCTGTTACGGGCAAGTCATCACTGAACATCTTTAGACCGCCAATAGTCTTTTTGATTTGGTTTCCACCTGTAGGCAGTAAGTACGGCAGTATTTTTTTGCCCTCGCTTGCCATAGTCTTTTTTCGTCCGTATTCGTCCTCACTTCCCGTAATAATTCCCATTATATCCGGTATCATGTTTGTAACGGGGATTCTTCCTCCGTCTGAAAACAAGCTGGAATACGGCAGCGCATCTACAAGCATATCTGCCGCTTTTTGCAATCTCTCCATCGGAGTTTTTTCATCGTCATCATCATCTCCTATGCCAAGAGCTGTTCCTAATATGGCGATTACATCAAATGTAGGGTTATAGCCTGCAATAGCTTTAAATGTCTGTCCGAAAATGTGCGTAAATATAAACAGCTGCCCCAAAGTGAATACCATTCCGGCGGCGGTACTTCCTGCTCTTTCTTTAGCACTCTCCCTACTTTCATGGTATGTATCGTAAAACATACTGTAAAGCTGATTATTTACTTCAAGCTGAAACTGTGCCAATATATTGAACACCTTGGAATTATATAGCTGCGGCATTGCCCCTTTGGTTCTGTCTCCCATTATGCGAGCTGCAAATTGTCCTGCTCCGGCATGTGCCTCCTCATCGCTTAGCCCTTTTGATTTTAGTTCGTAATATTTCGACCTTACTATCTGATTTGAAGCAAACCAGTCCATTCCTTTCATAAATATAAAGCCGGTATCTCTAATCTTGTCCCAAGGCCTCTTTGACAGCATTTCTGTCCCCATCCTTGCCGTCAAAAACCTGTTATCTTCCATAAAGCTATCTTTAATAAAAATATTTTTGATAGTATCCGCAGTTCCTCTTAGCACCGCAGCCTTGTTGGTTTTTGCCATTGCCTGAACAGGCGCTATAAGGTTAGTTAATGCCGATGAAAGGTTAAACCCTAACATAGTGGCACTTGTTCCCTTACCCATTCCATCTAAAATAGTGAATCCTTTTCTGTCGAAATCCTCTTCAGCAGCTCTGTCTTTTTTACTTTTCTTACCTGCTAAATTATTTGTCCATTCATGAAGCCAAGCCGCATATCTCGACAGGTGTTTCCCTTGTATCTGCTCTATCCTCTCCGCTTGTTCTTCCTCAGGCAGCTCCTTGAGGTTTTCCCAGCCTTTATCCTCTCCAAAGGTTTCTCTGATAAGCTCTTCAAATGCCCTGCCTCTTTGAATGTCTTCCGTATGATAAATAAGGTTTGCAATTCCGCTTATATATCCATCAATTCCCGTTATAGCATCGAGTGTTGTTCTCATGCCCTCTCTCGGTCTTAAATTCGCAAAGTAATTCTTTTGCGGCGACCAGAACTCCGTTAACCCGTTAATATCCGTAGGCAACACATGCTCTTGCATGCTTTGAGGATTGAAAGGTATGCCAAACTGAGAAAACTTATCATTCAATACTTGGAAATGCCTCATGTAATCGTCTCTTTTCGGTATAGGGTCAAACTTAAGGCTTGTAAGTACTTCATTCGCCTTGTCTATATACTCATCGTATTTCTGTCTGATTACCCGTGCTGCATTTATTATTTTTGCTCTGTCATCTGGATTCTCAAACTCCTTTTCAAGAGCCTCATCATCATATATTACATATTCGCCATTATCATCAAGATACTTTCCCTCGCCGTATTTTTGTACAGCAGCTGATTCTTTTGTGACTTTCCCGAACTTGTCCTTTGCTTTTATACCAAGTGCTGCTATTTCCTTTCTTTCTTTATTCTGCCATGCAATACTGTCAGCTTCGTTGTCTATCGCCTTTTGGAAAATCATGTCGTTTATAATTTTGCCGTTTTCTCTTCCGAATACAAGCTCCGTGGTTCTGATGGTGTCTGTATTGTTCATAAAAAGCCTGTTGCGATTTTTTGCTGAACTTAAAGCCTTTTTCATAAATTCAGGGTCTTTGTTTATAAGGTTTCTTCTCAGCTCTCTTCTCGTTTTGGCAACCGGGTCAAGCTCCCATGAATTTATAGCAGCTATATCCCATCTGTAACGGCTTTCAATAGCTTCTCTTATTATTGATTCGATATATCCCCTCGGCTTTTCCGGCTTGTTCGGGTTCTTAGACATTCTTATCAATGTGTCCGTTATATTCTTATATATCCTATCCTTTTTACGGCTATACTCTGCGCTTTCTTTATCAATTCCAACAAACAAGTGGTCTAATATATAACCTAAATCTTCTGATGCTTGTTTGCCTTTTCTCATTGTTCTGACTTCTTGATAAAGTTCATCCGCTTTACGGCTTGTGTACTCTTCTAAGCTTCCCAAATCCTCAATCGCTTGTTTTTTCTTCCGCTCAAGTCTTTCTGTCTCTACATCTCGCTCTCTTTCCGTTATTGTTTCTGTTTTTGCATCATACTTTTGCTGTACACCCACAGACTTAGAGAAATCGTTACTGTCAAAATTGGATTTAACCGGAGCAATGTCTCCGTTGTCAAATAGGTTATGTGGGATTCTGCTTTCATTTACAGGTGCAATATCATCCTGCATTGCATATTCCAATCTTTTTTGCTGCTTGTAGTCGTAAACGCTGTCATAGATAAAATCCGCCGCAAATTGTATGTCTTCTTCCGGAATTGAATATTTTTCGATTACAGTATCATTCATTCCTACAACTTCTGAAATCCGCATTAACTGCTCGGCAGGGTTGATTATATCCTCAGGAAAAAACTGCGGATATACATCTTTTAATCCCTCATAGACATCATCAACCTCAAGGCCGTCGACAGCTATTTTCATTTTGCCGAATTGCTTTTGCCTCCAACTTGCGTAATCGGGTATCTCGCTTTTTATGTAATCAGATACCCTTATTCCCGTTTGTCTTATAAAGGCTTTTACCTCAGAAATATCTTGCAGCTTATTTCTTTCTGCTACCTTGCCGAATTCATCCTTTATGAGCTTGTATAGGCTTTCCGGGTCTTGATTTTCACTTGTGCTGTAATCCTGTATTATTTTTTTCAAAGCCGATATCTGATTATTTTTAAGATTTAGTACTTTCCTTATATTCTTTGATACAAGTTTCAAGTATCCGTCATCCAAAGGTGTAACATCCGGCGGATTGTAGTATTCGGAATCTTCATCCGGCATATAGTCGTCAGGTATTCTTCTGAATGCTTCGTCTCTTTCCTGCTCATAAGCGGCTAAGTCTTCTTCTGACAGTGCATTATATATCACATCACTGTTACTATCCTCTTCTCCATCTTTGATAAGCTCTGACAACGAAAATTTGATGTCATCCTTTGTATATTCTATATTTTTTTGCATATCATAGTCATATATCTTGACATCTTTTATGAGGTCAGGTATAGTAATATTAAAAGGTGCACCAATAGAAGTGGAAAGCATTTGCTCAGCCGCTTGGTCACCTTTTTTATTTTCTATAATGTCTACTTTAACAACATATAAAATATCGTACTTGTCTCCACTGCGTGCTGTTATCAGTGCTCGTTGTTTTTTATCGTTCATATAAATAGGGGCAACAAAATAATAAAATTTTTCTCCATTGCTTTTCTTCTGATTTCCACTTGTATCAATATATACCGCATTTTCAAAAAGCTCCGGTAATTTCATAGCAGCGTTCAGATTTTCAATATAATTATGACGGTTGCTCCATGGATTAAATCTTTGTGTTGGATTTATAATTTTCTTAATTGTCCTGCTATTTATATCTGCCTTATATCCCGTTGCTTTATTCTCATATGTACCTCTCGGAAGTTTTTTAACCTCATCTTGTAAATAGCTGAGCGCAATCTTATTGTTCTTATTTACATGTATGTATTTGTCACTGACAACATAAGGTATAGGCGTGTCTTCCGTAATGTTTTTGTTTCTCAGTGAAAATGTTGCTGTCTTGCTTGATTGTTTGTTTTCCTTTGTCCTTGCATCTTCACCATTTACACCATATTTTCTAATAGGGGCTATATCTTGATTACGGCTGGACAAACTGAATTTTATATCGTTTTGAGCATTAAGTTTAGCCACTCTGTCTGCTTCATCCCCTGCTTTATATGTGACTACATTGTACCTGCCTTCTTCAAGTTTATTTAAAAGAGCAGCATCGACATTGTCCGGTATTATAACCGCTGCAATCTCATCAAGCCCTACGGCTCTTCTTGGCTTTGCCTCAAAGTATTCTGTAGGCATTGCAGCGATATCCTTTACCAATTCCACAATATCATCTACATTAGCCTCCGTAACATTTAACTGCTGATATTGTTCTAAAACATTCATTATACCAGACTTTGTTTTTGAGGTTCTTACTGCATCAACTATGCTTTCCATTGCATCATCAATAGCGATAAACTCGTTGCGTTCGCTTTTATTCATAATGCTTACTGCAATCTCCTGAAAACGCTGTCCGAGACTTTCCTTAATTTCAGAGCAAGCCTCTTCATCCATGGCTTTAAGCCTATCAGAATCAGCCCGAATTTCATCTATACTTCCATATTCTTTAGCAGATACACCCCAAATGCCCGAACCGCCAAAGAAACCTGTACCATTCTCCTGTTCTTTCATAACCTTTACAACATTTTCAAGGTTATTTTCCCAATGCAAAGCCTCCCAGCTTCTTCTATTGCCTGAGCGTGTAAATGGATCTGCATTATTTCGTATACCTGTTTTTTCTTCAACTCCGCTAAATAGTTCTTTTAACCATTTAGAATAACCCTCGCCAGCCATCTCTTTGATTTTTGCAGTGGTAGCTGCCCTATCAATTTCTGTTCTTACGGTTCGAGCTCCATTCTTAATGTAATTGTTTGCATCACGAACCATCTTCGCATAATCAAATATCCTTGTATTATTTAAGACATTTTCAACTTCTTCATCGGTAAACTTATATACATTTTTCAGAAAATCTACATATGCTTCCTCTACCTCTGCCTTATGTGCTGTAATCCATTCTTTTCTATGAGTTACCGGTGATACTCCGCTTGGCGTTACAATACTTTTTACAACATCTTCTCCTAAAGCATTTATGAAATGCTCATTCATCTCAATTTCAGCCTCGGATAGCTCAGTGACAATTTCTTTTTCTATGTTCTCTACTTTTCCCTTGCCGGTTTCAAGTAAATATAGCTGCATCATTCCGGTATTATCGCTCAATTCTTCCAAAATACCGGCCTCTCCATTATGTCGGTTTAATGTGTCCTCTAAATTATTTGCGTAGTTATAAAGAGGTCCAACTTCATCATATCCATATTTTTCTGCAAGGTTATAATATAAGTTTCTGATTTTTTTCTCTACTTTTTCATTTACTTTATATTCTATTGTTGGATATGTCGGAGTCCATGCATCCCCTCCGTATACCTTGTTAGCTCTCATAAATTTAGGATCAATAGTCTCTTTGTTAAATAACAAAGAGACATCCCCATACTCGGAATGTCCCGACTGTGCTTTTATAATGGCTATACTTGGCATAGGTAAACCGCCTAAATCCAATGTTTTTAGTAATTCTGAGGTTTTCATATTATGTACCGCTACCAGTTCCTTTGTTTCTTCTACCGGTGCAGACAAGGAGAATCTAACACTTTCCCCAAGCTTTGTTTTTCTTCTTTCATTTCCGTAGTGTTCCGCAACAGTTTTAGGAAGAATGTCAGAATATGTTTCGTTGACAATATCTAATAAAGCTGATATACTAATTTTAGCAGAGGTAGGGCCCTGAAAAGCCTGGCTGCTTTGTGCAGAATCCTCTGCTATTTTTTTTGCCTTTATTGAATATAAAGAGCCAAATTCAACCAATTCTTTCTGCCCTGTTGTCAGCTTTGAAACAACAAAGTACGCAGGGATTTTTTCTCCACTTTCAGTTTGACCGTAGCCTAACAAAATATCACTGTCATGCTTTCTGTTACCATCAGCTACAGCTTCGTTAATTTTTATTGCATTTCTAAGGTAATCCTCCAAATGCATTGAAACCATGGCCGTATATTCATAGTTGCGACCCAAGCCATGTTCTAAGCTTGGCTTTCCAATGACAATATCCATTCCAGTATCCTTATTGTGAATAGTCACCTGACCATTATTGTTTTGCTTCGGCAATTTTTTTCTGGCTGCATCTACAATTTCTTTTCTACTTTTATCTGTAATATCTTTAAGAGTGGTCGTTACCATGCTTATGGGCATATCAGGTTTTGAAATAAGTTTTGTATATGTGATGCCACTATCTTTGTTCTGAGAGTATTTAATGTTGTCGATGTTACTCTCTGTAGTCAAATTAGAAGCTGCTTCAGCCTTTCTCGCACCTTTCTCAATTCCTCTATACGCTTTCTCAAATCTCTGCTTAACTTGCTCAAGTTGCCTTGCTTCCTTGCTTCCTGCCGTTGCCATCTTAAATGCGTGCTTCACATAGTCGTATATTCTTTTGAATACATTCGGTTCCTTTATGGATAAACTGTTTACAAACTGCTCATCCGTAAACAAATAATCCCCTACAAGGTCTGATGTTATTTCATTCTCTAAATTAGCATCTACTCCCTTATACAGCTCGCTTAATTCTTTATACCGGCTGTCATATTCGCCTTTTGTTGTGGCATATTCTTTCACCATCTCCTGCAAAGCTTCATATTCATTTGTTCCCTCTAAAAGATGGGTGGTTTCATGCCCTATAATGCTATTAAGTGCCTTGTCTGAATCGACATTGATTAAAACCTTTGTCGTTCCATCCTCGTTTTTTCTTACAAAACCGTTTATTGTCTTTCCTTTCGCACTATATCCAAGCTCTGTTAGCTGTTCGTTATTCGTGAAGCCATACTTTGTATTTGTCTCGTTTGCAATCTTACTCGTGTAATCAAACAGAGTGTGCATTGCCATCGTGTCATTCATTTTGGCTGCTTTGGCACTCTCTATAAGTTCCTTTGTAATATCGCTGTCCTCTTTTGTCGCTTCACGAGAAAATTCTTTACCCTTTAATGCTTCCTGTACATAACTTTCTTGTAATATTACATCCTTTTTTAAGAGTCCCTTTAACTGGGCAGCCTTTTCTCCTGTTATTCGGTTGATTTCCGCCTCAATCTCGGTTTTTTTGGCACTGTCGGTAGTATTTGTCAGTCTTTCTTTTAAATCTCTTAAAGCGGCTGTTTTGTCGCCTGCAAGTACATCCTCTATTGTATCAATGCCAATGTATCCGCTTTTTAAATCATCTATGACTTCGGTCTCTATTTTGGCGATTTCCTTTTTATCTAATTTTGAAGCGGTGTAATCTATCTCTCCGCTTTCCAATTTGCTTATAACTGCATCTTTTATATTTTCTTTCTGCGAATTATTCAGTTTTCCGAAAGTCTTTTCTCTTTCTGCTATGATTTGGTCGACCTGCTGTTTTATGGTCCTCTCTTTTTGTATCCGGTCAGTTCTGTTCTTTATTTCAGAGTCAACTACTCTCCTTTCGTTATCTGAAAGTCCTGTATCATAATCTCTGCCTGTTTTGATGGAATTATGTGCTTTCTTTACATTAAAACCTCCGCCCATGGCAGCTCCGCCGATAAATGACTCAAGATAGTTGTCCATGGCTTCCTCGCTGGTTAAAAGCTCTTTCCATGTCTTTTCATCTTCATAAGAAAGTTTCTTGCCCACATTCCCTATGACTTCCGCTAAGACTTCTTCCGTTCCTTCGCCTGCCATATCCCAACCTAACTTTGTCATGGTTTTTACTGCCTTATTGGATATTCCTTGCGTAAGAGTTTGCTTGAAAGCATCGTCAAAAGCCTTTCCTTTGAATTTGATTCCCCCGAATATTTTCTCTGTAAGGACATCTGCTCCGCCCTTTATAAGACCATACCCTCCGGCTTCTGCATATGTGGCATCATTTTGAAAGGCTTCTTCTGCTGCCGTTCCGAAAGATGAAGCCCCGGTTGTAATCCACCATGGTATGCCTACCATCTGTAGTCCTGCTGTTCCGGCAAGCTGACCTGCCGACTGTACCAAAGAGTCCATTTTATCACCAAAAAGCGATGCCTTTTCATCATCTCCTTTATTTATGAAATCATTCGCTTTAGTGAAAATATCTCCGATAGGAAGAGTTTTTACCACCCCTGCACCTAAATCGAGCTCGTTCGTAATATCTCTTGCCGCAAACTTTTTTGTTTTCTCAGCAAAATCATCTGCCCCGAACAAATCAGCAGCGCCGCCTACAAGATATGTTCCCATATCAAATATGCCCTCGCCTAACTTTATAGCTCCTGTGGCTGCATCATCAAGAAAATCTTTACCTGTTCCTATTATTGTCTTACTAATGTCTCCTATTTGATAGCCATCTTCAAAGGCTCCCTTTTGAAACCATCTGCGACCATCATCTTTTTTCTCTCTTCCCGACTTGATTGCGTTCAGTGCATTTAACTTACTCTGAACCGTTATATCTGAAGCTCCCGACCTTATCGCATCCTTATATTCCTTTTCGGCTATAGAAAGTTTTGACGGCCTTGTTTTGGAAGCAGTGTTTTTATTTAATTTTCTAAAGGAGTCTTCTATAGATACTCCCCTTTTCTCTGCTTCTATCATTTCAAGAATCGTTTCATAATATTTTCTTTTTCTCTTTGCCATATTCACTACCTCTTCTTATAGCCTCCAACAACACTGTTTACAAGAGCGTCAAGCATAGCTATGCCCGTATCAGTTGTTTTAAATGCCTTGTCTGCTACTTTGCTGTCGTTTTGAGCGGTTTTGTTTATTCTGCCACTTCCGCTACCTCCGCTGCTTCTGCTTTTTGCAAGTTTTTCTCTTTCAAGCTTAAGACTTTCATTATACTGGCGGCGTTCTTCTTCAAGCTGCTGCTGCTGAAGCTTTATGCTTTCGTTGTGCTGTCTTATCTGCTCCTCAAGTTGTTTCTTCTGCATTTCCATGCTCTCATTGTACTGCCTTACGCTTTCGGCCAATGAATTTTCTGTATTTATCTGGTTTAAAACATCCTGCCAACGGTTGTGGTACATATTCTCAATCTCTAATTTCTTATTCGCTTGCTCAATCAAGAGATTGTTTTTGTATTGGAATCCGCTTAAAGATAACTCAAGTTCCTTTTGCAGCGCCTGATATGCAATTTCAGCAAGTTTTGCATTGTTTTGTAGTTGAGCTTCTTTTATAGCATTATCGTAGTTTAAAACCGCCTTTTGGTAGCTTTCACGAGCAGCAGAAACCCTGTTCTGATATGTATTGTACATACTTACTTGACTTGATTCACTGTAGCCTGTACCGCTAAGACCTTGCGCTGCTCTTTTCTCTGCTTCAGCTCCGTATTGATTGGATTGCTTTTGCCAGTCTATATATGCGCCTTGCTGCTCTTTCTGATATGCCTTTTCTGCTTCAGCCTTTTGCTGTTCTACCTTTTCTATGGCAAAATCTGTGTTTTCTTGCTGAATCTGTTGTTGCTTGTCGGTCCATTCTTTTGAAGCATCTATCTGGTCCTGATAAAACTTGTCGCTTTGGTTTATCATGCCATCATAAATACTATCGTTTTTGTTTAAAGCTTCCTGCTTTTCATTTTCTACTTTTTGAAATCGCTCGTCTTCGTAGTTTATTGCATAATCTACTGCCATTTTGCCCCTCCTTAACGCTTAATGTACCCACCTATGTAGCACTCCAATGTAACTTTCTCAAGGCTGAATCTCGTATCCGAGAAAAATTTTAATTGTATGTCTTTGAATTTTTTCTTTTTTATTCGCCCTACAAAATAGTCATCTATTTCCTTGTATTCGCCTACGCTTTCCCACTCGCTCTTATTTGTTTTTGTAAATAGCTTTATGTCTCCTGTTGCTTCTGCAATAAAGCCTTTCTTGTTCGTCGTCTTTAAATATTGTGGATTTTCAAATTTATCAAGAGGTGTTACCCAGTAGCTTTTTACATTGCCATTACCGCTCAATGTGTATATGCCGTCATGAGTTCCGAAGTATATTTTTTCTTTTTCTACATGAGTACATGTTATTTTCTTTTCCACTTCCCAATAGAACCAGTCATATTCATAATGGTTCTCATTTCTAAACATAGCCCTTGAATCTGCAAGATAAATCTTGTTTCCTATACATACAAGTAAATATCCATTCCATTCTTCAAGTACCATGTCTTTGTAATCTGCTTCAGATAGTAATTTTCTGTCTACACTTGAGCTTCTGTGAGCAAGGAACTGCTCTGTAGTTATATCTCCACTAACACCCTCCATGCCTCTCGGACTGAAGAATACTATATCGTCGTTAAAATTTATTCCTGAAGCGTTACAGCCTACAGATATGTTTGAATGTGAAGATGGATAAATCTTTCCATACTCCGCATCAATTACAGGCGTGTGGTAAAATGCCGTAGTATTTGCCTGAGACGGTTCTTTAAATACCCACAGCGCATTGTTTCCGGCAACTATACTTTTAATCTCTGACATATCCATTCCCTCGGTATAATAATCGAGGTCGCTGCAATATGCAGGATTGGACAAGCTGCTGTGAAACAGTGTATTAGGATAGTCTTGATTTCCACTAAAAAACACCCTGTTATCAAACACTTGTAACAAGGTGCATTTATTGATTCTGTCCCTATATCCTACTATTGTCTTTCTGAATTTTATTTCAACATTATCTCTCCCATCTGTCATAGGCGCCGGAGGCGGTGTTTCAAATATTATCTTTCCCTCTGTCGGATTCATGCTGAACATAGTAACCTTTTGGTCATTTACCAAGACTTCCGGTGCATAATCTGAATCTATATTTTTTGTATCTAAATAATATTCCTTGCTTTTACTATCTCCTATAAAGGTGTTTTTTCGCAGGCTTGTAAGCATATTTACATCCTCATATATGCTGCCGCCGCCTGATGGTTTTCTTCCTATGGAAGTTGTCGGGACATATCCTATAACCTCATGTATGCTGTCGCCGTCATATTCCAGATAATTTAATCCGTCTTTAAAGTACCATATATCATCAAAGATAAAGCTTTGGCTTCTTGCCGGTTTAAGCCCTGTATAAAGTACGCTCTGTTCTTCCCCTGTTATTTTGTAAAGCGTTGTTCCGCTGTGTACAAGCATCATCTCTTCAAGACCTGTTTTGTAGAAGAATATACCCCATACAGGCTCTGTAAACTTCTTGTACAGTTCCATTGACGGGCGTGTTCTTATGCTTTCTGTTTCTTTGTAGTCTTTCCACATGTTTAAGCTGTCGGGGCTTCTCATCAAGTTAATCTCTTCACCTCTGAAATCCACTCCTCTAAACCCTTTATATGCTCTCGTTATTAAATCACCGCTCGCCATTATATTTCAGCTCCTTCAATGTATATAAATCCGGTCTGGTATCTCGGATCTATTCTCTGCATCATACTTTCGTATCTCTGAGCATATATGTTGCCGTATGAATTTGAAACATCACTTTTGAGAATATCTGCCGCAACTCCATACGGCATTATCTCAAGGACATCGTCGGCAAGTTCAAATATATATGCATCGTCATTTGTATTATCTTCTATCCTCTCCGGGTATTTATAATAATACAGCTTAGCAGTACCCTCTTTGTAAAACTCTACTATTGTCCCGAATATATCTATGTCTCCCTCTTCTCCGTCCTCGGGCAAAAACTTAATTGCCTCGAGCTGATAGAAGTCGGGCAGTTCTCTTAAATCATATGTTGTTTTCTCTTTTGATATTTTTACAGCCTTTTGAGCAGGTATTCTCTTTATTCTCGCAAGTTCAAACTGTATCTGGTTTATAACATCATTGAGTTTGCTTTCTATATCGGGGTCGTCAGTAAGCTTGCTGTTATTGCTGCTCACTTCTTCTATCAGTCTCAAAACTTTCTTTTTCATCTCTATCAGCTTCATTCTTTCCCTCCAGTACCTCATAAAGTCTTATAGCCTCATCTGTTTTGCACATCTTATATTCCGGTATGGTAAATCCTACCCCCTCGATATATATGAGTAGCTGTCCTTTTTCTATTTCTACCTCTTGATACGATTTTTCTTTTATTGTCTTGCCGTTTTTCCTTGTGTATTCTCTTTCAAGCTCCGTGATTAAAACATCGCTTTCTATGGTCTGCTTCACCTTTAAATCATAACCATCATCCATATCATGGTCCTCACAAAGTTTTATATCCTCTCCGTCATGTATGTATCCACCATAAAAGGCTATATTTGGTGTTATAACATACTTATCCAAACGCTTTAATTCCCTCATAGTTTCTCCTTTCATTACTCCGGGAGTTGCACCCGGTCTTTACTCTTGTAATGACAAAAGGAGGCTTAAAGCCTCCCTACTTAATAAATTACTGCTACTTTTATGTCTGCGCTTGCAGGAATAAGTTTCACCTTACCCTTGTTATCTGCATATCTTGCAGATTCGATTCTTATCTGTGCAAGGCTTCCTGCTGCCATCGAAAGCTCTGTGTCCGATGAGGCAGCGGCATAGCTTCCGTTTATCGGTTTCTTAAGTGTTAGCTTTCCTGCTCCGCTTCCGCTGTTTTGCGCTATCACTACAACATATTCCTCTGTAGTCTTAGGCATTGTAAACTCAAAGCCCTCTGCCGGAGCAGTAGCAGCTATGGGTGTAAATGCGCTTATTTTATTTAAAGCACCTTTTTCAGGTGTCAATACTGTTACAGCCATTTTTTACCTCCTTAGTGTACTTTTATTACATACAGTTCTTTAGGTCTTACAACCTTTGCTCCGTATACATGCAGACCTTTGATTATGTCCGCAAAGCCTTTTTCCTTTCTTGCAGTTTCAACCTTGTCAATTTGTCCGGCAAAGGCGATTGCTTTCTTGGTTCTTACCATTTCATAATCGTCTGTACCGTCATTGTAAAGGTTGTTCGACATTCTCAGGTATGTATTCGCATACTTTCCGAGTGCTCCTCTCTTTATGAACTCCACATTCTCTGTGAACAGTTCTGCAAGTTCTGTTCTTAACCCTACTATGTGTTCGGGATTAAGGTCTGCCGCAAGCTCTGTTTTCTGAGAAACATTATTTCCATAAAGTTTTATATGTGCCTCATTGATAGGGTCGAGCATGCTTGTCAGGGCGCTTATGTCAGTAGATTCGCTCACCATGTCAGAGTTAGCATCTTTTGCTTTGGTTCCGACAAAGGCATCCGCAGATTCGGCTAATGCCGTCTTTGCTTCGTTAAACTGTGTTTCAAGATATCCCTTTATCGACTGTGCTCTGTCTACATCATCTACTTCAAATGCAAATGCATCAGCCTGCGTGATATCAAGATACTGCGAGTTATCGCCAAGGTTCTCTATTGTTAAGTCTTTACCCGGTACATACTGCTGTATAGACGGTCTCACAGCTCCTACTATCTTAAGTCTTGAGCCGAGTTTCAGCTCACCCTCGTACTGGTAATCGCACCAGTTTGCAAGGATTAAATCTTTGTGTAATTCTGTCTGGCAATACTTCGACCAGAACATCGGCTTGAAATTTCCTGCCACTTCTAATCTCTCCTTTCAAGTTACCAATTACTCATGGAGTTTCTGACTGCTTCAAATATTTTAGGGTTGTCAAGGTCTTTTTCTGTAAGCTTGTCTACTTCTTCAGGTGTGTAATATGTCTTTACTTCCTGCGCAGCACCATTTTTCATGCTTCCCATCTTTTCTATGTGCCGTGTTTTTTCATGAGTTTTGGTATATAAGTCATAAACTTCTTTGATAGGTGTATCTTGATTGAACTTTGAAGCAAAGTCTTTAAAGTCATCACTATCTATGACTTCGTTCTTCACTCCCATGCCTCTCAGTTCTTCTCTTGCACCTTCCGCCTGTCTATATTTCGCAAGACTCGAAAACACAAGCTTTTCTCTTGCTGTCATGTTCTTTACGCCTTTTTCAGCCAAGCGGTCTACTTCGTCAATTACATCTTCCATTCCGGAATCTATAATTTTCTGAGCCTCACTGTCCGCAAGAACTTTGAGATCCTCTTCACTGTATGTGTTCTGATTGGTTTCCGGAATCTTTATTCCTTTCTCCTTATAGAACTCAGTAAGATTGTCTGCCGCCTCAGCTATGTTGTTTGTGCCGAGTCCTGCATTTAAAATATTTTCTGCTTTCTTATACGGCGCAAGCTTCTCCTCATACTCTCTCTTGAGTTTATCTCTTTGTCTTGCCATCTTTCTGGCAAGCAGCTCATCCACTCTCGCATTGAGTTCAGACTCAGTATATACTTTTTCCTCTTTTTCCTCTTCGGCGGCTTCGGCTTCACCTTCAACCATTTCTTCTACAGTCGGTTCATCTGTGTTTTCAATGTCTTCTGACATCAGGTTTTCTTTTTCAAATTCCATAAGTCCCTCCTATTTTTTGTTGAGTGTTTGACTTCACTTCCCATACAGTTTTATGTCTTAAATGCTTGGACAAAACATAAAGCCTTATTCAGGCTCTTGTTCACTATTATTTGCTGCTATCTCCGCCATTTGCGAAGCTTGTGCATCAGGGTCTTGCATAAGGAACTGCTGCGCCCTCTGCTGCATAAGCATTGCCTGTGCGTTCATTGCTGCTATCTTCTGTTGTTCTATCTCCCAATTTTCTATAACTTCTTCAAGTTTCTGCTTTGGCATGACGGAATCATCATCCAGTGTTTTTGTGTATAGCTTAAGTTCCGGCATTCTCTGGCTGTTAAACAACCCAGCCGTTAAGAGATTCTCCATTGATTGCTCTTGTGCATATCTGTCAAAGGCTCCTTTAGGCGTTATATCTACCTTAACAGAAGCTTTAAGTTCTTCAAGAGTAGTCCTTTGTACCTCTACCACTTCTACGCTTTTCTCTCCTGTCTCAGGGTCTTCTGTCTCTTCTTCAAGAGAAATACTGTCATTATACACAGTCAACATATCAAGCCATATTCTTGCAAGCTCCTCAATAAACGCTTTCAAGTACTGCAAGTGTTCAGTAAGCGGCTGCTGTGATGCTTGCTGTACTGCAAGTATTGCTCTTCCCGATGCACTTTCAGGATTCACATCACCTGTTGCTATCTCTCCTGCTCCGGCAAGCTCTCTTGTCGTTGTGATAAGCTCTTGCTGAAGCTTTTCCACATCTGACGACATCTGCGCAGGATTAAGGTATGACAATATCTTTCCCACATCCTCTATGGTACTTCCGCCTTTAGTCTTTATGATTCCTCCTACTTGTCCTATTGCGCTTGGGTTTGCTATTTTATCCGTGTTCGCCACCTTTTGAGGATATGCAGTGTTCTTTACGGTTAAGGCTCTTCTCATGGCCGTTTTGTTAGTCTCAAGCTGATTCGGTATGAGCTGCCTTACTTCTCCCTCGCCTCTTGCTGAGCCTTTCTTATCCTCCCATATAAAGTGTGCCACAGGATAATATGTAAGGCCCGTATCTGTGTCTTTCTTTAGGTCAACATATCTTGTTGCTTGTGCGAAATGCACAGTTCCCTTTTCTTTGTACAGCTTTGTTACAACTGTACACATGTTATCTTTTTCATACTTTGCGGATTCCCCGGCTTCTTCTATGTTATCCATATCTCCGATTATGTGTTCAAGTTCTTTAGCCGGTACGCCTAAGTATTCAGCCGCAGTCCTGACTTCCGAAACCGGTTTTCTCTGCTTGATAAGTATGTACGGCTGTGACTGCATATCAGGGTAGTTTTCGTTGCCGTAATATATGTCGTTTTTGCTTATGACCTCATTTGTCGGCATTCCCATTTCATCAGAATACCTTACATACATGATTCCCTCATCATTTATCGCAGCATCCTTTACTATTTGCCTGAGTTTTATGTCCATATAGTCATGTTCCCATATCTTTGCTGCCCTTTTGTTCAGAAGCTCACATATCTTTACTGCTACCTTTCGGAATGTCTTGTTCTCAACATTCTCGCTTGAATAGTTGATAGCATATAAGTTGCTCAGTATTACTCCTGTCTTATATTTAACCACCGGTCGTATGAAATTATATTGAATCTTCTCAACTCCTTGGACTTTGAGTCCGTACCATTGGTCGCCGTTATACATGCGATAATTAACATCTGTATCTCCATACATACCTATCAAACGGCAATAGCTGACGGATTTATCATACAGAGCCCATATATCCGTTTCTTTTATTTCTGTTATGTCCAATGTTTCCCCTCCTTTCTCTTGTATTTAAAAGGAGCAGCACATGGCTGCCCCTTGGTTCATTAAACTAAAAACTTGTTTATAAAATACTGCTGGCCTTTTCCGGTTACTTTTGGCGTCTTGTTTACAGTGCTGTGGCCGTCTGAATGACTTATAACTGTTTCTTTTATCTCAAACAACCCTTTCTCCATTGCACTTTGTGTCGGCATATTGTAGTCTGTGCCGTTTCTTTTTATAAGATAGCCGTTGTCTCTAAGCCATGTAAACAGTCTGTTTTGACCGATTTCTACGCCGTTTTGGCGAAGCATCTTCGCAAGCTCTCCTATTAAGATTGATGCCTTTGAGGTCGCTACAGCATCGGCAAATATTTCTTTCGGTTTCATTCGTTCAATTTCTTTATCCCTCTCTTTTATCTTGCTCTGTGCTACCAAAAGAGCTTTTGACAGCAGCTCATCATCCGACAATTTTTCTTGGTCTTTTATGTATCCTCCGTGCTTACGGATTGACGGGAGGACTTCCGCTGTAACCCATTTCTTAAACTGTTTCGCCTGAGGAAGCTTGCTACCGAGAATCAAACTGTATAAGCCGGATTCGTTGATAACAATCGTGTCTTGTTTTCTTCCTAAACTGTCGATGAGTCCCTGTTTCAGGGAGTCATCTTCATCAACATGTGTGGCAAGGGCATTGAGTGGCTTTGAATATCCTAAGATAGTAGCTACATCCTTCCCAACGAGCCATGGCTCTCCGTTTATTTCTATCGCTCTGACTTCTCCGAACTGTTCATTTCTGAATATTTGCAAATTATTCATTGCATACCTCCATTTTTTCTGATTCTTCGCACTCTATGACAAGGTCATATATCTGACCGTTAATGTTGTTTAAAATCGGAACTATCCTCTGCTGCATGTTTTCTGTCAAGTTCTCTATGTTTCTCCCTTTTAATATTTTTCTTAAAAATTCTTCTTCCTTTTCAAAATAGTTTATTGCAATGTCAAGCATTGCATTTATTTCCCATAAGCGTGCTCCTATGTCGTAATAGTCCATATAAACTTGTTCTTTTGTATACTTTTTCATAAATTAAAAACCTCCATTTACAAATTTTAGATTTGCCAAATAGAGGTTTGCATGTATAATATTTACAAACCTATATTTTGGGTCTGGGGTTTCGTTTGTGCTTGGTCGTGCGGCGGAACTCCTACTTTTTTTGTCCTATGCCTGTACCGGTTTGACTACCATATGAAATTACACTACTCTCAAACTAAACATCTTTTTGTCCTATGCCTGTACCGTCATAATTCTCTATGTTTTCAAGTATAGTCTGGGTTTTCTCTCTTTCTTTTACCAGTTCTTTCTCTTCTCTGTATTCCCTTACGGCTCTTATTGGGCTTGGGACATTTATGTCCTTACCACTCGCCGATAGCTGCCCTATCTTAGCCCCTATAAACAGACATATGATGTTAGACAGGCTTACTACTGCTATTATCGCAATCGTCATTCTCGCCACCTGCTTCAGCTTCGTTTTCTTCTTGCTTACCTACTTCAGCTTCGTTTTCTTTTCGCTTTTCTGCTTCAGCTTTTGCCGCTTCTTTCTGTGCTTTTTTAGCGTAGAACTTCTTCGCCTGCGCCAATGTCTTTACTTTCGATACATCTACGCCCTCTCTTTCCTGCCTTATCTTCCAAAGTCTAAGCAGCCTTTCTTCTTTCAATTTCATCTCTTGTCCTTTCTACACGATTACTATTTCTTCTCCGTAATCGTAATTCTCTTCTTTTTTCTCAAAATCGAACTGATACTCAGGTCTTACCCTTATTTCGTCTTTGTCGAATGTCACTTGACCTTTAATCTCATGCGCTATTGCAAGTCCCATCATTTGGTCGTCGTGTCTTCCCTCAGGTGCTTCTATCTTGCCCTTTTCGTTTCTTACTATGGTCAAAAGTTCTTTTAGAGTATCTTCGTCATTTATGCGTTCTACATGCTCTCTCACTATCTCAACAAGCCTTGATATTATCGTTGGTCTTGTAAGAACCGTAGTCTTAAAGCCGAATCGTTTTTCCATTTTTCCTGTAAAATAATCTTGCGCTTCTCTTACATATTGGTTGTTGTAACCAAGCCTTTGAAGTTCTCTTATCGGATAAGTATCAAAGTTTGCCTCTATGCCTATTAACGCATTTTTGTAGTATTTGCCAAGACAATACATTTGCCTTGTATATTGGTCTGCATCAAACCGATGCTTTAATACCGCAGCCTGCTCACCTGTCTTTGCATTTAATACATGGCCTGTAAACCAGTCGCTTCCATCTCCTGCCGTGTCTCCACCTATGCAATATTTTGTTATCTCAGGCGAATTAGGCACTTGATATATTTTTATGTATCCGTTGCGGTCATTTACCCATCTTATCCGGCTAATCTTTATTCCATCATAGTCATAGTCAAAATATCCTGCCTTGATAGGCTTTTTAACGGTCTGTAATCTTGCTGTCAGCTTTTCCGTATCAAATACAGTATCTCCCGATAACAAAAAAGCCTCTTCCGGTGTACATGGATACTCTTGCCGGATTAGGCGTTTATCTATTATTTCTTCATATTTCCTGAAGTACCATCTCGCTGCTTCAGGTTCTATTTTTTTAACATTTAAAAGCCACCTCAATCTTTCATATATCCACCCCTCCTTTTCTTCAATATCTTTTATGAATTTCTCTTTTTCTTTCTCATTAGGAAACTCAAGTCTGTATTCAGGCGTTCTCCACCATTCGTAAAAACAGTTTATATGTGCTCCCGATTCCCACATGGCTTGGTAGTCATTGTACCCATTAGCGGTAGACTCGTATACTTTTATGCAGTTCTTTGTAAATGCCTGTCCGAGTCCTGCTTGTATAGGTGCAATTCCTTGTTGCCAGAAAGCGCACTCCGAACCATGAAAAAAGCTTATAGTTCTTGAACGGCCTACATCCTTTGTGGCTGTGTCTACTTCCCAACTTGAATTTAATTTCTCAAAAAGCAGTTGCCGCCTGTTGTTAAATTTTTCAGTAGGCTTTAAAACCTCCGGAAGCTGCATATACGGAAACTTCGCCTTATTTTGAAAAATAGCCTCCGAGTTGTCCGATACATCTGCAAGGGTAAACCCTTGGAAGTTCTTGTTTAGTATACTCATTGCAAGCTGATATGCCGTGACAAGTGTCGTAAAACCCTGTTGCCTGCCTTTTAGAATCAATATTGATATATCAGGTCTCATCCCGCTGTTAAACTCTTCTATGGCTTTATTCAATACCAACAAGAAATCCTTTTGCACTTCGTTAAAGAAAAAAGGCATAGTTATCTGCTCTTTATCAACTACTACAAATTCAAGCTCTATGAGTTTTTCAGGTCTTTCCTTTATCTCTTCTCTTAAAACCTCATTCTTAATTATCTCATCTGCTATAGCACTCTTTAGTTTTTTGTCGTAATCTATGCTTTTTGTCTCTTCCCATTTTTCTTTTCTTCGCTTAATCAGAAAATTTGCTCCGTAACTCATATCAAATCCTCAAGCTTGTATGACACACCCATAGTTCCCTCTATGGACTGTTTTTCTCTCCATTCATCCGAAAGTCTGTTCGTCAGATAGAAAGTAATCGCCTTTGTGTCTGCCGGTATGTGCACTTCGTCTATCGCTTCTCTCAGAATTTCTCTTGTGCATTTTCTGCCAAAATCATCAAAATATTCCTCTTTGCACTTAACATTCTTTCTAACTTCCGCATTATATCCATTTGCTTTTCCGAAAAGTGAATTTTCTATTTCCGCGTCAGCTAAATCTTTGCTTACTCTGAGCGCTTCCATCAACTTAGGCTCGTCTTCTTTGTATCTTCTGAATGTGGAATAAGCCACACCTAATTTCTTCGCAATACTTTCTTCTGTCGCCCCTTTACGGCTCCATGCTTTTATGGCTTCTATGTATGGCTCGACATGTGTTTCGTATTTATTTTTTCTCGGCATAATCAATTCCCCTTTCGTTGCCTTTTATTGCCGACCGCCTTTATTAGCCTTTATCTATAAAAAAAGAGACTTGATTCAGTCTCTTTTTGAAATATTTTATTTTCCTATGCTATTATAATACACTAAAAAGTTTTCCCGTGTGTTGCAACTTTTGTTTTCTATGTTTACATGAAAGTTAATAAATATTTTTTCTATGACCTATATTAACAATATAAATTAGAATTGTTTCATCGTTAATTTCAGCCATGATCCGGTAATCTCCGACTCTGTATCTCCACATACCGGAATAATTGCCCGTCAATGGTTTCCCGTGCTTTCTTGGATCATCACATCCATCAAGATTTTTTCTAATCCAAGCCAAGAGCATTTTAGAAATACTCTTATCAAATTTTTTCAATGTTTTTACAGCTTTATTTGTTAGTACAACCTTATACATTATCTCAGTCCTAACTCTTTCTCTGCCTCTTCAAGTGTATATACCTTAGAATTTTCTTTGAAGTCTTCTTTAGCTTCTCTAAACAGTTCAAGGTCGAGCTCATCTTCTATTTTTTCTAATACGCTTTGTCTCATAAGCTCTGAAACTGTAATTCCGTGCATATCGGCATAGCTGCGAATTAGTTCGTTTTCCGCTTGGTTAAGTCTAATTGAAACAGTCATATTTATCTCTCCTTTCGTAATACATTGTATTACAACATGCCAAAATTGTCAACTCACTCCCATCCAAAACAGAATTTTTTACACAAAAGATAATTGTCTCGCTGCTTCATATACAAATTTTGACTTATAACGACCGTATGTAGTTCTATCTGCATCATGCGGAAAAGGTGCGCCGTATACAATGTTTTGCCAAACACCTTTTATGTATTCTTTGGGTATTTCTTCTTTTGCTGCTTCAATTGCCTTTAGGCGGTCATGATATTTCTCTAATCTGGCCGCAGTGGTTCCTGTCGGATCTCCTATCTTCGTTCCTTTCGGTTGACCATCTATATTTATCGCACTGCCTGTTAGCATGTCCTCATACTCTTCTTTAAGTCTCTCATAATCTCTTATGGCATAAAGAGTCTGTCTGTATAAGTTATATGGCAGTATCCATGGATTGTTTTTGCTTCTTTGATAATCTCTCGCCACTTCCTTCTCCTTTTTCGTACCGAAAAATCCTATAGAATCAAATCCTCTATAGTTCCTTGCACTTCCTTATACGCCTCTCTCAGCGCTTTGGCATAATTCACTTTTTCGCCCTTGGCGGTTATGCCCGGCCGCCACTTCTTAATTCTTGGTGTCTCATTTGTAGAGACCATTATGTACTCTCTGCATATACTTCCGGTTATCTCGTTTTCATAAATTTGAACGCTGTCCTCGTCAATCTGATAACCTTTCAGCGGTTTCGGCTCTGCTTCAATATCCCCTCTGTTCACCTCTACCTCTACTCCCTCAGGGATTACTATGTTCCTACTCGTTGTATATCTCTTTTTCGATATGTCACCATCTTCCATATACAGCTTAGCTGCCTGTTTAAGCAAATAACTTGCCAAATCTGCATAATTGGGATAATCCCAAAGCGGCTTATGAAATATTCTGCCGTGAGGCCAGCTTTCTTTTATGATTCTCATGGGAATATTATTGCAAACTATGTGATGATGAAGTCTTGTCCCTCTTCTTTCTGTAACTGCAACTCGTTTAAAATCTATCCCCTCTTTTTTGCATTTCCTCTGAACGCTCCTGAAGAAATTTCTTAAATATACGGCAGCTTTTTCTTTTTCCGGTTCATTTTCGTATGTAAGTAATAGCAAAAGGTCGCCGGGCTTAAAATTGGCATTGAGAATTAAGGTCAGCTTAAAGATTGAGTATCGTAAATTATTCTGCCATACCTTTTCACTGGTAGGCTGAGATTTAGGAGCTCTCTTTTTCCCTTTTTCAACTATCCTCTTCATTCGTTCTCTGTATATTATTGTTTCTCCTGCGATATATTTCTCTCTTATATACATGACCCTTGTCCTATTGTTAATAACCTTAGCAAGTTTTAATGCCCATACCGGGCGCCCTTTTTCTTCCTATAGCTTTGCCGGACACTTTCCGTGCCCGGCTTTTTTAAATTTCCTCATATTCGTTTAATATTCTTTTCAGAGCTTTTATCTCTTCGTACGACATTCCGCTTCTTTTCATCGGCTCTCCGTCTTTTCCGAAATCTCTTATTTCATATACAGGAGCTTTTCCGAACCACTCGGCTTTTATCAGCTTCTTTTTGCTCCCTCTTGGAGTTTCTCCTATGGTTCCTAAATCTTCTATTATTTTAAGGTTTTCCATTCTTCTTCCTCCGTTTTAACAACTAAAACTTTAATGATTTTTCTTTCAGCTTCACCAATCATGGTTGTTCCAAACATCGGAATACAAACTATATCTATTCCTCTTGCCGCTAAGTATCCTCTTGCTGTTGCCATAGCCTTTATCATCTGGTTTACCGCTCCTGCTCCTATTGCAGTTATTTCTGTCTTATTTTCTTCCTCAACTGTATGTGCTATAGCTCCTGCTACTGCTTTTACGCTTGATTGCGCTGATACTTTTAATGTTTTCATTTTATTCTCCCTTTCTTTTTGTTCTTTCATATATAGCTTTTAGTCCGTATGCAAGGGCTGTCATGTGCTCAATACAGCAGCCTCTTGTTTCATCCCACCCCTCACAGAAATATACAGCATGACACAAACTCATGTTTTCTAAGGATTTTGCAAGAAAGCATAACGGGATTTGTACAACTCCTCGTGCTTTCATATTTTCACTGCTGTACCACTCATCGGTAAACAAAGTGTTTACGACCTCATAGCCTTTTTCTTCAAGAACCTTAATTGCTTTTTCCCTTGTAGTAACAATTTCTTCATCGCTTTTACCAGCCATAGGCTGTGATATCATTGCTTTCTTTTTCATTCTTCTACCTCCTCATTTCGTTATTCATACCACCTACATAAACAGCAGTACAACTTGCACCGTCAAATTTGCAAAGTTCTAAATCTTCCGTTATTTTTTTCATCTACTCAACCGCCCTCTCGATAACCTTTCTTTCTTCTCTTTTATGTAGTATGCATAGGCAGAATCCATCTCCCTTTTTTGTGTTCTCTGTTCCCTTTCTTCAAAATGTCTTTTTTCGTACTCTTGCCACTTCTCACAGGTTTTTTACATTCCGCTGAACGATTCGGGCAGTTTCTGTCGCAGACTATTTTTTTCATATCTCTATACCTGTTATGTCCTCGAATACATCTGGGTCAAAGTTTGGTATCTGCTTGATGATTTCCTTGTTTTCGTCAGTCAGCTCGTTCCACCAGTTCGCCCACGCTTTTTCCATTGTGTATGTTCTCAGATGGCCTCCAACAAGTTTCTTTTGGGGGTCTGCCTTTTTTTCTTCTTGAGTATACTCAATCCATTCCGTTAAATTAAACGGCGCACTACAGATGGCATGCCAATATATGCTTTCCCAAAAGTCTTTCAAGCTCATCCCTGATGGTTTGTTGAAAATCCTGATATTTTTGTCATCTTCGTTACAAAACACACCATTTGAGCCGTAGCAACTGTTGCAGCAGCCACTGTTGAAGTTGCCGCTGTTGCGGTAGCCGCTGTTGCGGTAGCCGCTGTTGCGGTCGCCGCTGTTGCGGTAGCCGCTGTTGCGTTCGCCGCTGTTGCGGTCGCCGCTGTTGAAAAGTCCACTATTATCCCTTGTCAGCCCCATCATTTCCTTTAATTCATCTCCGACAATTTCACGCACAATTCTGATATGGTCACTTCCCCATTTGTCGCCATCTGTTATTTCCTCTCCCAGCACTTCAATTTCAAAGTAACGATTATTTTTGTCATAGCAGCTATAAAAATCATGTACTTGTTGAAGTGTTTTGCAGTAATGGAACACTGTATCACTACACAGTTCAAGCGGTCTTCCGTTGTTCTCTTTTTTGTATTCCTTGCCGACTTTAAATTGAAAACCACGACATCTCATATCTTTATCCATTCCTTTAATCTTCATCTCATACCTCGCTATCTATCATCTTTTGGCACATGGTAGCTACTTGAATGACTTCTGCCGCTAAAAAGCGGATGCTTTTCGTTCGCTTCCCTGAGTTCTTCTTTAACTAACTCTTCAATTTTTCCTATATCAGTCATGATAATCTCCTTGCTATTTCATAAATTACATTGACTGTTACGCTATTGCCTGCTTGT